ATATCCGCTGGCGTCTGACCTACGCTTTGTACAGCGCTCATTCGGGCGGCTTCTTGTTCTAAACCACGTTGGTAGTATTCCGTTGGACGCGCCTTTTCTGCCGATGCACCTAGCGCCGAAAACTGGGTAACATTGAGCGGGGATGCAGCTTGCGCGGCGGTAGGTATGCTGCCAGGCACTAACTCAATATCTGGCGCACGAAGCTGTTGCACAATTTGCGGCCCTTTGCCTTCTGCCGCTTGCATGTATGCCGTACTCTTGGGCGCAACGAAGCGCCGCAAGGCCACAGGTGCCCTTTCAATTGCTCTGACCGCTACTCCAGCGGGTTTATTCAATACGTTTACTGGGTTTGTGTAGTCCGCCGCTTTTGATAGAACGTTAGCGACTTGGTTAGTTGCTGCTGACACAGGAGGTGCAACACGCGTTGTCACCTTAGCTGCACCGCGAGCAGCACCTGCACCACCGGAAAAAATTGTAGATAGGTCCGCTGCTGCACCTACAGGGTCTGTGGCAATAGTGCGCTTAAGGGCTTCTATGGACCCATACCGTTGTCTATAGACACCGCCGACTTGTCTAGCGGTCTCCATTGCGCGCTCCGCCGAAGCAGGGTCCGTTTCAAATTTTTTATAGAAGTCGTATGCTTGTTTGGGTAATACTTTTTTTAACCCTAACTCAGCAGAGCCAGCAGCCAAATCAAACAGTGATCCCGCAGTTTCAACGGGGTTAGTAACTGCTTCGATAAAACTTTTACCATACGCCACTGCGCTACCAGGTGCGTTTTGAATAGCCTGTACGGCTGTGTCTGCCCAAGAACGCTCGTCTTTAACCTTGGGCGCGGCACGCATACTTGGAGCAGATGTAGGCGTAGCCATCTCATAGCGCGAACGGCGTTGAGTTGGGGCAGCAGATTGCGTTTCATATTTTGAACGCGGTTCAGCCATTATTTACGCCCCTTTTGATCTAAGACGCCATCTTCGTCAATATACCATGTGCCAATTGGAAGGCGTGCATATTGTTGGGCATTCATAACCATCGTTGGATTTGTCTGCGTTCCGCCAGCACCACGAGGCCCGCCCTGAATCGAGCGAACCGCCGCCATTTGTTGGGGTGTGTATTGAACGCGTTGGGCTGGCTTTACTCGCCTTTCACCCTTAGCATCAATAAAAGTCGTGCCGGGTTTAAGTCGATTAAAATCCGCGTCAGTGCGAACGCGCGGCAACGCCGACTCAACTTTTTTTCCCGGCGTTACATCTATTTTTTCTGGGTCTTTTAACACAAAACGGTTGGGGTAGCGGGCAAATTCTTCGAAGTACTGATTTTCGTAAGCGTCGCGGGTGGTTTGTGCTGCCCGCTTCGCCGTAGCCTCAATAATATCTAATTGGTTGTCAAGGTCAGCGGGTTCCATCTCTGCAACGTCTAGCGTAGCGATCAAATCTCTAACGATCCGCCATTCTGCAATTGCCATATTGCCGATAGCACCGCTTAGTGCAGCTTCGCTCTTACCTAGACTAGTAGCTTTACCCATCAAGTTTTTAAGTGCTGTTTCTGCGCTACGCGCTTCCGGCAACAGAGCCGGCATGTAACTGCTAATCCCAGTAATGGATTGTTTTTGCGATTCTGAAAGGTTGCGAACAGCAGTAACCGCTGCAACAACGCCAGAGTCCGGTGCAAGCATCTTATCAAGAGTGGCCTGCGCGGACTTATAATCTTTGCCAATGTTTTCGCGCAGTTTGGCTTCCTGAACCGGCGTTAGCGGTTTTGGCCCAGCACTTTTTAATGCGTCGCGTTCCGCGCGGTTGCGGGCCATTTCTTTGGCATACACCTCTCCCGGCGTTTCGCGCCCCGCCCGCGCTTCCGCAGCAACGCGTGGCAACGGCACTAGCGCAGACCCCGGATATACCCCTTGCGTCGGTGGTTTGCCTCGGAAGGGTTGGCCTGTTGCAGTATATCCTTCCCTAGACTGCGTTTGTTGAAGCATGTCTTCGGCTTCACCTCCGCGCAACATGGCGCTGCGCATACCGGTTTGTGCGTCGGGGACGATCTGAATGTTCTCGGCTTTAAGCAGTTGGATAAGTTGGGCGTCTTTGTCCGGCCCCGCAACATCGCGTATCATTTGCAAGTTTGATTGCGAAATTTGACGTGACGACATTGCTTCATTAACAATACTTTTAATATCTGGTTGGGCACCACCCATCGGCGGGCCAGCCGTCATAGATGCGGGTTGGAACATATTGCCCGACTGAATGTTAAGAGGTGCCCCTCCTACTGTATTAGTGTTTGGTCCAGGCATAGGTGCCGCCGCCATCGGGTTAGCAGGCGCAGGTGCAGGTGCCATTGCGTTAGCAGGTGCAGGTGCCATTGCGTTAGCAGGTGCCGCCATCGGACGCGCACTGGCACCCTGCGCGCCTTGCGGCTCATCAAGTTTATATGTCGGTATTTCCAAAGCTGATGGTTTTACACGAGGACCATACTCTACCATGTAATATTTACCGTCTTCACCCTGCTTAAGATCTGTTTTTGCCATTTGATCTTTAGCATCTTGTGATTGAAACACGCTTTGCATGCGCCAATCTTCAAACTTAGCAGGGTCAGTCGGCATGCCGGCCAGTGTTTGATCTACATATTGGCTAAATGCGGGGTACTGGCTTTTTAGTTCGACACTCGCAGCTCTAATGTCATCAGGACTTTTTGCGTTTCGTACCCTAGTATTTGCTAGCGTTATAAGGTCAAGATTAGCTTGCATTTTTGCTTTAAGGTTTGCAAATTCGGCGGCGCTTATTTCCAAAGGACGTATTTTGAGATTATGCGCGCTTTCTTGTTGCGCTGCTAAGGCTTCGCGAGCCTCTTTTGCCCGCGCAATCTCCATCTGTTGGTTTGTCGCGGCAGTTTGACGGTCAAGCGATTCTTGCTGACGCATCATATTAACCATCTGCGCACCCTGCTGAAGCGCAGGGCCTAAGATATTGGTTTGTGGTGCGCGGGCTTGGAGAGCAATCGCTTGGTTAGCCATTATGACGTATCCTTATTAATCTCTGGGACCCATAAAGTTTGAACCCAAAACTGATGTTGGAATCGACCCCGTATATGGTCTTTGCGAAGGCCCAGGCTGTCTATTCATATAGTTTATCTGCGCTTGATATAGCGGATATGACGATGCGGCTTGACCAATGCTGCCCAACGCACCGCCCAGCGCGTTAGCCTCACCGACGTAACCTGACGCGCGCGCCTGCCCCTGACCCAGTTGCGCGCCGGCAATACCTTGGCCTGCCTGTCCGGCTGCGCCGGTCATCATGTTAGTAGCAGACTGGCCCGATCCTAGCAGCGACTGAAGCGGATTTAACCGTGCGGCACGCTCGACCTGAAAGCGGTTGAAGGCGTTGCCGTACTCTTGGCTGGCCAAGTCCTGACCGAAGCGCTGGATGCCCTTCATGGTGCCGCCTGACAGCAGACCGCCCCGCGCAGACGCGCTGCGCTCTAGCGCCCGCATACCTTCCGATTGCCGAAAAGCGTAACCGGGGTCTTGCTCGAAGTCCTTCTGGCCAAACGGGCGTGCCATACTGCCGTAGCCTTCGGCGCTGGCGTCGCCACCGATCCCTAGCAATTGCATAAGCTGTTGCTGCGCCGTAATGCCACCTTGGCGAAACGGTTCCTGCAACGCCAGTTGTTTCTCAAACATCTCCCGCTGCGTTTGTTCGGCTTGTCGCGCGGCGGCTGCTTGGGTCTTAGCGGCTTTCCTAGACCCGCTTGCTGCAATAGCGCCACCAGCAAGAGAGGTTGCGGCACCGATAGTTGCCGCGCCGCCTGCGGTCCCTGCAAAAGCTACGAGAGGTGCTACGATAGGCATTGACTAAACTCCAGATCAAAAACCTTATAAGGCTTTCCAAATAGTTCTACTTCTTCACCTGTCGGTTTCAGTCCCGCGCGGCGCGTGTAGACCTCAACGTTCTTCTGATCCGACGGAACTTTAGTCCACACTCTATTGTCGCCGTTTTCGCGCGCAAAATCAAGCAAGACTTGCGCGGCATCACGCGCCCATGCGCCGCGACCTTCGGGCAGGATAAACGTATGGATTTCATGGACGCCCGGCGTTGTCTGGGTAAGCCCAAATCCGCCATGTTCACCCATCAGAAACCAGTTATTCGTGTCGTTGACCAGCGGCGTTACGTCAGCAAAGTAGTCACCAGGTCCAACATACGGACGCACCGAAGGATGGTTTATCACCTCGTTAATGCGTGCCGTATCGAAAGACCGTTCTAGCATCAGCTAACCAGACGCCCCGACGCGCGGATGTTGATAGCCGACGCCGTACCTGCAATCGTGGAGATGAAACCATTATTGGGTAGAACGTGACCGACTAACTCTGGAAACGTGTACGTCTCTGCCGGCTGAAGCGTTTTGGTTTTGACAATCAAATTATCGTTACCAGCACTGCCTGTTGCTGTGATCAGGTTGACGCTGATCGTTGCCGCGCTGGCGCTGTAGTTTGTTGCGGTGAACTTGTCGATAATCGTCTGGACACCGCTCGACGTGTATTGCGTAACTTGAGTTGCTTCCGCAGTCTTGGCGGGGATGATGTTGCTAATGTTAACGGCCATTTATACCTCCAAGGAACTTACGTTGTCAGTCACGGTCAGGATGATTGACGGAATAGCCGGATGAACACCTGTAGCCGGATCGGCGTGGAGCGAAACACCAAGGTTATCCACCTCCCACATTAACTCGAAATAGTCGCCAGCGTTCATCTGTAACAGAAAATTCCACGCGGCGACAGTCTCTGCGTTGTTACCCTGCATACGGATGACGGTAGCAGAGTCTGCCACATTTGTGCCGTTTTTGCGCAACCAAATCCAGACGCGGTGTGCACCGCCGCCAGTGTTAATAAACTGCGCGGAGAATTGAATGTTGTAGATGTTAGGTCGATCTACAGAAATGCGCGACGTTGTTACGCCTCTGGTAACACCAAAAGATAAGTCCGTTGTATCAAACGTCATTGCATAGGCGGTGTTGATAACGGCGGCTGTCTGGTCGGTCGTATCAAAAAACGAACCATAACGTGGTGTGACATATTCTTTGGGTGGTGGCGCAAGCGCTAACGCCTGAAGCTGGGACTGGATGACTGCAAGGGCGCTGTCGTTAGCTGCTGGCGGTACAACGCCGGTGGTTTGCGCAAGTTCGTTAACTTCGGCGCTAAGTGACGCCGTCTCGGAACAGCAGTCCGGCGCGCTTTCCAGCCCTTGAATAGCATCTGCAAACACTGCGTCGTAGGACGCCAGCAACGATGTCGTGTCGGGTGACAGTTCCGTTTCGGCCTGCGATGTTTGGGTTGCCGTTAGCAGCGACAGAAAAAACCGATACCACTCACGGCTAATCGCGCCAGTGCGGTCGTCTATGAAAGCAACACGCGGCGGCGTTAATTGGGTAGGGTTGAGGGGTACAGACATCAGGCACGGGTTCCGTTTAGGATCAGCTCTGCACCCATAATGTAGATGCGCACCGGATCAGTACCGGACAGTTCATAGACGCGGTCACGGATTTTCATCGTGGCCCCCAGACGCCGCCAGATTGTGCGTGTGCCAAACTGGCCGATACGGCCCATCGACTTCCAGTGTTCGTTTGACCAAGTGTGGCCACCGTCATCCGACCAACGCAACATGACCTGCGGGTCACTGCCCTGCCCAGTGTTTAGGCCAACACCTGTTTCGCAGTCGAGTTGCATCGAGTGTTGGATTGTACGGGTCAGGTTGTTAGCGCCAGTTGGAAGCGCCCGCCATGAGCGCAGCCACTTTTGCGGTTGCCCGTTATCGGCGTAGACCGTCAGGTCAAACGAGTAAATATTCCCGTTTTGGTAATCGCCGACAATGATGGTGCCACCAAAATTGCACATATTGTTAGCGCGGTGGCGGTTAAACTGGCCTGCCTGAAACGAAGCACGCTCATGCCAGGCACCAGTTGCTACGTCAAACACCCACGTTGTGTTGGCAGTAGGGAAGTTCAGGACGTAGAAGCTATGGCCATCTTGCTGATATGTGTAGCCGACCGCGTCTGTCAGATCGGAATACTCTTGCATCTGCCATTCGATAGCGTGCGTCGAGATGCGCTGACCAACATAGCCGGCAGCACGATAGATTATACCTTGACCACGGGCGTCCTTACCAAGCCAGTAAATCTGGTTATCCATCTTGGCAACGGAATAGGGCGCAGCGCAACCAAGTTCGTTAAACGCGCCTTGGATGCGGGTCAGCGGAAAGTCGAGCAGTCCGGCGTTATACCAGACTTCGGTTGTGTCCGTACCAAACACCCATAGTTCGCGGTGGTCGGTTAGGACAGCGACAACACCGTCAGGCGATCCTTCAGCGCTGGCAAAGTCCAGAGGATCAATACTGGTTCCGTCTAGCAATTGCGTAACCCAAAGTTTCTGGCTGTTGGGTTCGTTAAACACAAAATAGCCGTCAAGATAAGATACGGTGACGGCACCGGGGAAGTCAGGATCGGTAATAGGCCCAAACACGTTGGTGACTTCGTTGTAGATGTAACCGTTAGGGTTAGCCGCAATAAATATCTGCGTTCCGTTATCAGCTATGGACACGGGGCCTGTACCCGCCACAGTACCAATCAGCGTGGGTGTTGCCGTGGGGCCTGTTAATTTGTAAAATTCATTGCCAGACACAACAAAAAAATCACTGCCGTTAGTCTGGTGCGCCCACAAGCCTCGGATTGGGCCTGTACCGATTGTCTGCAAGAAGTTAAGCCCCGGCGCGCGCTGAAGAAACGCGGGCTCTTTGCCGCCTTCAGGGACGACTTCGGGGAATAGATTGACCATCCTGTTGTCGGCGGCGTTGACGCTGCGAGCGACATACGCCGATCCTAAGATGGGCGTCTTCATTAGTAATTCCCAGCAAAAATATTATAGCGCTGCCTTGTGGCAACCAAGCTGTACGGCATAGACATGATGTCGTCAGGGTTGTTGATCCGCTTGAGGTTACGCTTGCTGGTCATAGCAATACGCATAACCTGCGAACTTGGTTCCGTACCAAACTCAGGGGCCATTTCGGTTGCCAGATTATAGCGGAAAGCGCGCAAATAGCCTGGCGGAAAAAATAATTGCGTAGCCAGATTTGCCGGTTTACTTAACTCCTGAACCGAAACAAAATGCCATTCCAGATCACGCGTAGGGCGCGGGTAGATATACATCTCCACGTTGGGAAAGGTGTTGTTGACAAAGATCACTTGCGGATAGGTAGACGTGACAGTCTTGACCGCAATGCCGTTGTATTGCTGCTGGTTGATAAACTTGATGCCGTAGCTGACGCCAGTGCCAGGGTC